ACACACGCTAGAACAGGCGGTTCTGATGATGTTTTCGTTGGGTAAGATATAAATATTACAAAAGGATGGGAATCTAAATGTCAAGATATGACGCCACACAAACTAATGAAAGCACAAGAAGTTCTAAGATTTTTAAGGACCTCAATTTAGACTTTCAACAGAATACTGCAACGAAAGATATTCAGAAAATTACTGATGCTGAGTCAGTAAAAAGAAGTGTGCGAAATCTAATTAATACGAATCACTACGAAAAACCTTTCCACCCCGAAATTGGTTCTAATTTGAGAGCAATGTTGTTTGAGTTAATGACTCCTCAGATGAATCATGTAATCACAAAACAAATAGAAAATTTAATTAACAATTACGAACCAAGATGTAGATTAGTTCAAGTACATACACAGCCAGAATTTGAAAGAAATGGCTATAATGTTCAAATATCTTTTTATGTACAGAATTATCCTGACCCTGTAGTAGTAGAATCCTTTTTAGAGAGATTGAGATAACCTATGGCAACTAAACTAGAAATTTCAGAATTAGATTTTGATGGCATCAAGTCTAACTTAAAAACATTTTTATCACAACAAGACGAATTTACAGACTACGACTTCGAAGGTTCTGGTATGTCAGTACTTCTTGATGTACTAGCATATAATACTCACTACCTTGGTTACAATGCAAACATGCTTGCAAACGAAATGTACCTTGATAGTGCAGACTTGCGTTCTAGTGTTGTATCACTTGCAAAACAAGTTGGTTATACTCCAACAAGTTGTACATCCTCAACGGCTACTATTAATGTTCTAGTCAATAATGCCTCTGGCGCTTCTCTCACAATGTCAAGAGGAACTAAGTTTACAACAACAGTCGATGGTCAGTCTTATAGTTTTGTAAATAACGCTGATGTCAGTATCACGCCTGTTTCTGGAGTATATCAATTTAGTAATCTGACTATCTACGAGGGTTCATATTTAAACTACAAGTATACTGCAAACACATCTGATATTGACCAGAGATTTATTATACCAAACGATAGTGTCGACACAACAACATTAACTGTTAAGGTTCAAGAATCATCTTCTGATGCAACAACAAACACATACACACTTGCAACTGGTATTACAGGACTAGACTCAACATCTAAAGTTTACTTTTTACAAGAAGTAGAAGGCGGTCGTTTTGAAGTTTATTTTGGTGACGGAGTTACAGGTAAGGCAATTGAAGATGGTAACATTGTCATATTAGATTACATCAACGGCAACAGAGATGCTCCGAATGGTGCTACAACATTTACCCTATCAGGAACAATTGGTGGATTTTCAAGTGCAACAATCACAACAGTCAGTAATGCTTCAGGTGGAACTGGGCTTGAGTCAATTACTTCTATTAAGTATAACGCACCAAGAGATTACTCTGCTCAAGACAGAGCCGTTACCACAGAAGATTACAAAACACTTGTTAAGAGTTTATATGCAAACGCACAGGCAGTTCAAGTCTATGGTGGTGAAGATGCAGAAACTCCTGACTATGGTAAAGTTTACATATCTATTAAGGCAAAGTCAGGCTCTAATCTGACAACTGCTACAAAAGAAAGTATTGTACAGAGCCTTAAATCATATGCTGTTGCTTCAGTAACACCTGTGATTATTGACCCTGAAACGACTTACATCACACTTGTTGTAAACTTCAAATATAATTCAGGTATAACGACAAAGGATGTATCCACACTTCAAACAAATGTTTTAACAAAGATTGCAAGTTATAACAATGACACATTAGAGGACTTTGCCGGCATGTTTAGATACTCAAAATTAATCGAGGCAGTTAATGACGCCGATACATCTATTCTTAGTAATATTACAACTGTGAAGATGTACAAGTATTTCACACCGACACTTAATTCAGGAATAAAATACACACTTAGTTATAATAACGCATTGTATAATCCACATTCTGGACACAATTCATCTGGCGGCGGTGTTATTTCATCATCTGGTTTCAAAGTAAACAACGACAGTTCACTAAATGAACATTTCTTAGATGATGATGGTGCTGGTAATTTAAGATTGTATTATCTAAGTGGCACAACAAGAGTTTATACAGATACAACATATGGTACTATAAATTATTCAACTGGTGAAGTTGTTCTTACATCGGCACATATTACTAGTATTTCAAATGTAGACGGCGCAACAAGCACACAGATAAGAGTTTTTGCAACACCAAGTTCTAATGACATTGTGCCAGTAAGAAATCAAGTTCTATCTATTGATACATCAAACTCTACAATCACTGGTGAAGTCGATGGCATTGAAAGTGGAAGTTCACAGGCAGGAACAACATATACGACAACATCTAGCTACTCTTAATCAATGGCAACAAAATATAAAACTAACAAGAGGAAAATATCCTCACTTGTCAAACAACAAGTACCTCAATTTGTTTTAGAGGACCATCCTAAGTTCACAGAATTTCTGTCATCTTATTATTTATTTATGGAGTCGGCAGAATTAAATCTGACCGACATCACAGAAGTAGATAACATACTTTTAGAAACTGAAGGAACTGCAAATAGTTATTTGCTATTAAATCAAACAGATAAAAATGGTTTAGATGCTGGTGGTCAGATTGTTGAAGAATTAAATTCAATCACAAGTTCTTTTGCCAAAGGCGAAACGATTACAGGCTCAACATCTGGTGCCACTTCTACAATTCTTGCAGAAGATACACTTACTAACGATAGACTATTCATCTCATCAAACAATGCTTGGATTACAGGAGAAACTGTAACAGGCTCAACATCTGGTGCAACTGCAAAAGTTGGTAAGTATCGTGCAAACCCTGTAGAAAATCTTCAACAACTTCTAAACTATTCTGACCCAGACCATACGATAAACGATTTCTTGGTTCAAATGAAAGAGGAGTTTCTTAACACAATTCCTAAAGACACACATAGTAGTGTAGACACTAGAAAACTTGTTAAAAACATTAAGTCATTATATCGTGCAAAAGGTACTGCAAAGGCCAATAAGGCATTCTTTAGATTATTGTTTAATGAAACCTCTGAAGTTTATACACCAACAGACGATATGTTGCGTGTGTCAGATGGTAAATGGAATAAACAAAACTTTATTCGTTGTACACAAACAACAGCACAGGCCGTAAATGATTCTATTCTTTTAGTTGGTCAAACAATCACACAGGTAGATAATCCAGCAGATGACAATGTGGGTGATGCAACTGCAATTGTAGAAAACATTACCAAGTTTCAACAAGGTTCTATTGAGATTATTGAAGTAGAAATTAATCCAGACACAACAGTAGGAACTTTTGTAACTGGACAAGTCATTAGTGGTGTTAGTAAAGACGACTCTGATGTTATCGTTAAGATGACAACAAGTTCAGGAATTGCAACAACAACAATTACAAATGACGGAAGTACACTAACTGTTGGAGATGAGGCAACAGTATCAGGTGGTGCAGGCGATGGCGCAAGAGTACAAGTCGGAGAGATTTCTGGTGGTGGTATTGACGAAGTAGTCATAAACGCAGCTGGCACAGGATATCAAGAAGATGATGTAATTACTTTTGCTTCTGGAACTGCCGAAGCAAAGATTGCTATAGTTGGTGGTGGTTTTGCACCAGAAACTGGAAGTGTTGATGTTCATGTTGAATTAGAATCTGGTACAATTACTGGCAGCGGTTCTGGTGATTTAGTATTAGAAACATTTGGTGATGGTACAGAAGGCAAGTTCTTAGATTCATCTTCAACTATGGTTGACAGAGAAGTCAAAATAGAATTAGAAAATGAAGTAGGACATATGTTATCTGAAGAAGATGGTGGTACAAACACATCTGAAAGATATTACATTGTAAACCAAGAACACGAATTAGACCTTCCTTATAATATGTCTGAAACTGACCACATAGTTCAAGAGGAAGAAACACAAGACGATACTGAATATCCTGGTGATAAGTTAGTACAAGAAAACGAAACTGGTGATGGCGACATAACTGATATAAGAATGATTGCAAGTGGTTCTGGTTATACAACTTTACCGACTGCAACGATTACTATTGGTGATAGATTCTTACGACTAGAGGACCAAACTAAACGACAAAGATTGTCTGCTATTCAATTAGAACAGGGTGGTTTTGTAGAGTTTGAACAAAGTACTGGAAATATTTTAGACGAAGAAGATTCATTACAATCGATTACTGATTTTGATACTGTCGGTGCAGGTCGAATTGAGTTTGAAGATGGCGGTAGAATGTTGAGTGAAACATTTACTGGTGCTGATGCAACAATTGTGCCATTTGGTTCTGAGATTGGTCGTGCAACATCATTCCTTATTTCTGAACATGGCATTGATTACACATCCGCGCCTACACTTTCTTTCCCTCATTATGCAGTATTAAAAACAATTTCAGGAACAATAGCGATTGACGATACATTCACATCTAATGTGAGTGGTGCAACAGGAACAGTTACTGGATTTACCAACCCTCTTTTAAAATACACAGCAACAACAAGTGCATTAGTTGTTGACGATACAGTTACATTCTCTGGTGGCGCTACTGCTATTGTGGCGAAATCTGACCCACTTACAGGAACAGCAACTGTCGCTAGTAATATTTCAACCGATGGTAAATATATTAATGAAGATGGTTTCATTAGTGAATCATCTAAAAAAATACAAGACAGTTTATATTATCAAGACTATTCTTATGTAGTTAAAGTTTCTGAAAGTATTAATAAGTGGAGAGATGCACTTAAACGAGCAATTCATCCAAGTGGATTCTATGTAACGGGTGAAGTAAACATTGCAACATCATTAAGCGCTCAAATCAGACAACCTGTTGGCTCTACAATCTCTGGCGGATTGTTCACAGGCACTTCAGACAGTCCTATTTACATGAGATTGAATTCTTTATTCACTACAGTATTTGGTAGAAGAACAGGTGTGGCTCTTAGTAGTTCATTTGGTGGTACTCAATTAGACGAACTAACTAAACGAACAAGAGCGGCTGCAAATGCAGGGTACTCGCCTGATGTAAGTAGTGCATTTACAAGTTCACACTATTCTGCTCGTGGGGCAGATGTAAACTTGACACCTGAAACCACACTTCAACTAGAACAAAGAAATAGAAATAGTTTCTACGATTTAAACAGTTATACTGTTCGTAATGTAGAGGTTAGAAATGGTTACGCCTATGGCGGACCAAGAGTTAAGAATTTAAGTGACCGTGCATTTTCAACCTTTGCGGCTAATAATGCAATCACTTTAGAAGGTGGTGCTGGCGATGGAGAGATATTATTAGAAAATGAATCTGGTGTTTTACAACATCCACAATCAGATTCTTGGTCTACTACAATAGCAGATTGGAACACATTACGCTTCTCAGGCACACTAAATAGTAATGTAGATGGTACAACAATGAGATTGTCGGACATCAACGGAACTAATTCAAGTCAGGACCATAAAATCAACTTCGCTTTTCCTACAGAAGTAACGAAAAGCGCTTAGTAAATCATTATAAATAGATATAAAGTATAGGGAAAACTAATGGCAGCAATTATCACAAATAAATTCAGAATAAATAATGCGGAACAGTTCGTTGAGTCCTTTTCGGAAACATCTGCTGAAACTTATTATTTGTTTATAGGAAGAGCACACGCCTGGGCTTCAGACGCTGATGTTCAAGGAAATACAATCGCAGAAGGAACAGACGCTTCGCCGCCGACACCTAATGATGATGTAAGTTCAGAGTTCTATAATTGGGACGATATGTTAGGTGCAAAAATTATAGCATCTACAGATGTGTCAAGATGTATACCAAGAAGAAACTGGACTACAGGCACAACTTACGATATGTACGAACACAATATCAGTTCATCAAATGCTACGGCTAGTGGCGCAACAAATCTTTTTGATTCAACTTATGTTGTAATGAATAGTGCATATGCAGTTTACAAAGTTATTGAGAATGATGGTGCAACAGCATCAACAGTAGAACCAACTTCTACATCAAACTCAATATTTTCAACTGCTGACGGATATCGATGGAAGTATATGTATTCATTAACATCTGCTGAAACTCTTAACTTTATGTCAACAGACTTTATCCATTGCTCAACTGACGATACTGTATCAGCGGCTGCCGTTGATGGTGCATTAGATACTGCATTGATTGTTGCTGGTGGTTCGGGTTATAACACATCTTCAGGTTCTACCATTTCTGCAATCCCTATTCGTGGTGATGGTTCATCTGGTGTTGCTTCGGTTACAATTAGTTCTGGTACTGTAGCATCGGTTTCTATTACAACTGCTGGAACAGGATACACTTATGCATATATTACAAACGCCGACATCATCGCTGCTACAAACGCTGGTGGTTCTGGTTCTGGTGCAAACATTAATGTAATCATTCCGCCTAAAGGTGGTCATGGTTCAGATGCACTTAAAGAATTAGGTGCTTTCTATGTGATGATGAACAAATCACTTGTTGGTGCAGAAGGCACATCTGATATTGGTGTTGCAAACGACTTTAGAAGAATTGGTCTTGTAAGAAATCCTTACAACTTCGGAACAACAACAGTTGCAAGTGCGGATACAAGACGACAACTTTATGCTGCTGTATTCTCATCTGTATCAGGAACATTTGTTGCAGATGAAGAAATCAATCAGGCATCTACTGGTGCTGTTGGTAAAGTTGTAGAGTATGATGCAACAAATAAATTACTATACTGGTATCAAACACGATTCCCAGATGTCGGAACAGACTCTAATGGTAACGCAACTGCATTTAGTGGTGCAAACGCAATCACAGGACAAACATCAAGCGCAAGTGCAACACCATTAACAAGTAGTTCTACTGATGTGAATGGCGTATCAATCACTTCTGGTTATTCAAATCCAGAACTTGCAGCTGACTCAGGAGATATACTATATGTCGAAAATAGAAGTCCGATAACAAGGGCATCTGACCAGACAGAAAATATTAAGTTAATAATTGAATTTTAAATAAAGGAATACCATGGCATCTAAAACTGATTTTAATGTTAGTCCTTATTATGATGACTATGATGAAGCCAAAAAGTTTCATAGAGTCATGTATCGACCAGCGTATGCTGTTCAAGCAAGGGAACTAACAACACAACAATCTATCACACAAAATCAAATTGAAAAGTTTGGTGACCATATGTTCAAGCATGGTGCAATGGTTGTTCCTGGTCAAGTTGAACCAGACATGCATTATAATGCTGTTAAACTAACTTCTTTTAACGGAACATTAGCAAATTATAATGGCAACACCTTAACTGGTGGTACTTCTGGCGTTGTTGCTGATGTTGTAAATGTTGTCGCAACAGACGGTACTGACCCAGATACTCTATTTGTAAAATATAGAAATTCAGGAACAGATAATGCGAGTAACACTTTTACAGACGGTGAAACATTAACTAGTGGTCATTCATCTGCCTCAACGGCAGTTTGTTCATCAACGGCACAAGGAGCTGCTGTTAAGATAGAGGCTGGTACTTACTATATTAATGGTTTCTTTGTTGGTGTAGACGAGCAAACTCTGATACTAGACAAATATACAAACACACCAAGTTATCGTGTTGGACTTACAATATCAGAAACTTTTGTTACATCAACAGACGATTCATCTCTATTAGACAATGCGACTGGTTCATCAAACGCAAACGCAACTGGTGCTCATAGATTTAAGATTGAATTAACACTTGCTAAACTTTCTTTAACTTCAACTGCTGATGCAAGTTTTGTTGAATTGTTAAGAATCAATAATGGTACAGTAGTTAATAAAGTTACTTCAACAGACTACTCAGTATTAGAAGATACTTTGGCAAGAAGAACATTTGACGAGAGTGGTGATTATGTTGTTCGTAATTTTGATTTAGACCCAAGAGAACATTTAATATCAGGAACAAATCGTGGTATCTATGCAGCCGATGCTACATCAGCTGATGGTAATACTGCAAGTGAGTCTAAGTTGGCATTAGGTCTTTCACAAGGTAAGGCATATGTTAAAGGTTATGAAATTCAAAAGCACGGAACAACCTATGTCGACATAGACAAGGCGAGAGATTTTGATACTGCGAGTGGTATTGTTACTCGTGTTTCACAACTTCCATTTGTTAATGTTACTAATGTCTATGGTACACCTGATGTCGGATTCGTTTCTGGAGAAACAGAAGCATATAAGAAAGTTCGATTAGTAAGTGCAGTTCACGACACAAGAGGAACAGAACAAGTCAACAATGACGGTACTGTCTATGACATTGGTCGTGCAAAAAGTAGAGGCATAGAATATAACTCTGGAACTGCTTCTGGTGTTTTCATGTCAAGTTCATCTCTAACATCTAACACATATAAACACTATCTATTTGATACTGTAATGTTCTCTCACTTAAATGTGTATGGACCTGCTTCAGGTGCTCTCACAACAGGAGAAACATTAACTGGTGGTACTTCGGGTGCAACCGGTATCGTTGAAAGTATTACATCTTTGGGTGAAGCAACAGTAACAGGAGTTACACAAACACAGCCGCCTGTTGTAACATGCTCAGGCGGTCATAATTTCTTAGAAGGTCAACAAGTCAAGTTTGCAAGTGTTGGTGGTATGACTCAACTTAATGGCAACTTCTATACTGTCAAGAATCCAGATGAAACAACATTTCAGTTGCATGATGCTTCAACAGCATCAATAGATGCACCAGACCCAGTTGACGGAACTGGTTATACAGAATACACATCTGGCGGAACAGCATCACATACAATTGTCATTCTATCAAGTATAAAAGGAATATTCACAGAAGGTGAAACTGCAACAGGCGGTTCTTCTGAAAATACTGCTGTCGTACAGTTTGATGCATTTGGTTGTAAGGGATTTGAACAAAAAGTATTTGCACAAACAAAAGGTGTTTCGATGGCGGGTTCGCCGACATACACTGCTGATGTAGATTTAACATCAACATTTGGTGCTCACAAGAAACTAACAGGAACAATATCAACGACCGCAGCTCTTTCGACTGCTGGGGATATAATATTAGATGGCACCACAGGCGCTTCAGCAAATGCTGGTGATAAGATTTTACTAGAAGATAATAGTGGTGGTGTAATTTCTCAGGAATCACAGGCAGCGGACACAGTATTTGGTTCTGGAACTAAGTTCACAACTGAGTTGCAGATTGGCGATTCAATTACATTCACGGATGATGCCAACAACACAGTTACAAGAATTGTAGATAGTATTGCTTCAGATACAAAGGCGGAGATGTCTAGTGGTTTAGGTAGTACAACTGCAACAACAGTACAGTTTACAAGAAGAAGAACAAAAATACAATCGCCTACAAACGATAGTTTAATATTTAAGTTGCCTTACAATGTAACTAAGACATTATTAACAGAAGATAATTCAGGATTAAGTGATACATCATTTAAGATTCGCAGACAGTTTGTTTCAACCCTTTCAAGTTCTGGTACTGCGACACTTACTGCTGGTACTAACGAAATCTTTACTGCACATTCAGAAGCAGATGTTACTGTTTCTGTGATGACTAAAGGTGGTAGTGCTACGGCGGGTGAAGTCGGAGATGTGATAACACTTTCAAGTTCTGGCGACTACACACTTGGTGGTTCACCAACAGGTAAAACTTTAACAATTGATTTGGGTAGTACATTTAACGGAAGTAAAGTTAAGATTCTTGCAACTATTTCTGCTTCTGTTGTTGGTGCAAAAACAAAGACTGCAACAACAGATGTAACTAAAACTGTTGATACATCAGCTCTTGCAAGTTTAACTGAAATTAATTTAAACTATGCTGATGTTTACAATGTTCAGTCTGTTTACATGGCAGCCGATTTTGATACTGCTGCTACTTCAACCGACTTAGATATTACACATAGATTTGATTTAGATACTGGACAAAGAGATAACTTCTATGATGTTGGTCGTCTTGTAAGAAAGGCAGGCGAATCTGCCCCAACAGGTAGACTTCTTATCACATATGATTACTACGCCCACGGCGCTGGTAACTTCTTCTCTGTTGACAGTTATTCTGGTATCAGTTATGGCGACATACCTTCTTATACTTCTGATGTTACTGGTGAGAAGTTTGAATTAAGAGATGTGTTAGACCTTAGACCAAGAGTTGATAATGCTTCAACTATTAATGCTGGCGATGGACAAGACAGACAATATAGTGGCACAGGCGCTTCTACAGTTGAGTTTGCAAAATTCAATACAGACATTACTGCTGACTTAGAGTTTTATCTAAGTCGTAGAGATAAAGTGTTCATGGCATCTAATGGTGACTTCAAAGTAATCTCTGGTGCTTCGGCAGTTGAACCTATCGAACCTGAAGGTATTGCAGATGCTATGTTATTGTATAAGATGTTTATACCTGCATATACATTTAGTACAGAAGATATTAAAATAACACCACAAGATAACAGACGATATACAATGAGAGATATCGGTCGTATAGAAAAACGACTAGAGAATGTAGAATACTACACACAACTATCTCTACTAGAAGCAGAAGCACAGAATATGCAAATACAAGATGCTGACGGCTTTGATAGATTCAAGAATGGTATTATCGTAGATAACTTTACTGGTCATGGAATTGCAGATGTAACAGATGCAGACTACTCAGTTTCTATGGATATGGCAAACGGCGAATTACGCCCTGCATTTCATCAAGACAATATTAATCTGATAGAATCAGATAGTTCATTGGCAAATAGTACTGCAATGACCGATACAATTAGAACAACTAATGGTTATCAAAAGACTGGTGATTTAATTACACTACCGTACACAAGTGTTTCATATGCAGAACAACCATATGCAAGTACTACAGTTAATTTACAACCATTTAATGTAATTGATTATGTGGGAACTGTAACACTTTCTCCTGAAATGGATGAGTGGATGGCAACTGAAACATTACCTGATTTACAAGTTGATATGCCAGGCACATTCGATACATTGACAAATCTTGCTTCTGCTGGTGTGTTAGATTTAAATCTTGGTACTGTTTGGGGTAACTGGAACGAACAATGGTCTGGTTCAGTACAAGAAACAAACAGAACACAAAATACACAGGGCGGATTTGGTTGGAGAAATAGAACAACAACAATTACAACTGAACAAAGAGTTGGGCTTAGAAGAGCAGGAATTCGTACTGGTTTAATACCAAATGCTGTAAGAACAAGTTTTGGTGATAGAGTGGTGAGTGTTGCGTTTGCGCCATTCATTAGAGCAAAAGATGTTGCGTTTACTGGAAAAGATTTAAAACCTTTAACAAGAGTTTATCCGTTCTTTGATGGTATTGATGTTTCTACTTATGTTACACCAACAGGAAGTAGTGCAGGCGCAGCCCTAACAACTGATGCGGCTGGTGAAGTAACAGGAACTTTTGCGATACCTGACCCTGAAACTTCTGGTGCGCCTAAGTGGAGAACGGGTAAGAGAACATTTAGATTAACAACTAGTTCAACTAATACTCTAACTGGTGATGTATTTACATCTGCTGAGGCCGATTATACTGCAAAAGGGATGATACAACAAGTTCAAGAAACTATTGTGTCAACGAGAGAGGCTCAAATTTCAAGAACAGATGTTTCGGAAGACCAGACTGTAACAAGAACTAATATAACAACAGAAAATACACAAGTTTGGGGTGGCAATCCGCCACATAGACATCCAAACAGGGATCCTGTTGCACAGTCTTTCTTTGTTGATTCTAGTAACGGCTTGTTTATTACAAGTGTTCAACTATACTTCTCAAGTAAATCAACTAATACTCCTGTGCAAGTTCAAATCAGAACAATGGTTAATGGTTATCCATCTCAAACAATTGTTCCGTTTGGTCAAGTCTTTGTAGATGCTGCTGATGTAAATACTTCGACAGATGCTTCTGAGGCAACAACATTTACATTCCCAAGTCCTGTATTCTTAAAAGAAAATACAGAGTACTGTTTCGTTGCGAAGTCAAATGATGACACATATACAATTTATACTGCGAAGATGGGACAAAAGACTTTAGATGGCAATAGATTGATTTCTAAACAACCATACTTTGGTGGAATGTTTAAGTCGCAAAACGGAAGTACTTGGACTGCTGAACAGAACGAAGATGTGAAGTTTATTCTTAATCGTGCTTCATTTACAGAAAACACAACTGGTACAGTTCATCTAGTAAATGATATAGTTCCGACTAAGACATTGAAACAGAACCCACTTACAACAACTAGTGGTTCTTCTGTGATTACAGTTCATCACCGAAATCACGGTATGCATAGTACATCTGCTAATGTTACGATTGCAGGCGTTCCGTCTGGTTCACACAACGGTATTGCACATACAAATATTAATGGCACATATACTACGATTGGAAATATTAAGTTAGATTCTTATACGATTACTGCACAAAACTCTGATACTGCTTCGGCATCTGGCGAGTGTGCAGGTCTTAACAATGTAACTGCAACTCGAAATATATTGTATGATGTAATTCAACCTGTTGTCGGCGCATTGCAACCGCCAGGAACATCATTGTCTGCTACAATGAGAAATACAACTGGAAAAACACTCGAAGGTTCTGAAAGTGAGTACTCATTGGCTGCAACATCAAAGGCAATATCAGTAACATTTAATGAAGATTATTATATGACTGCGCCTCATCTAATTGCTAGTGCAATTAACGAAACGAATGAGATGTCAAGTAGTAAGTCATTTAATCTTGCAATTTCTATGTCAACACCAACAGACAGTAATAATATTTCGCCTGTAATTGACACACAAAGATTGAGTGCGTTCTTAATACAGAATAGATTGAATAACCCAATAGACGGAACTACTCCTGACTTTGTTGAAGAAACAACAAATACTGGTGGTAGTGCTTCTGCTAAGTATATGACAAGGCCTGTTATATTGACTAATGATGCTACTGCGTTAGATATTAGAGTTTCTGCAAATGTTCGTTCTACGAGTACAGTTAAAATGTACTATCGTGTTACGAGTGCTGAGGATGCAAGAAAACTAGGCGATGTTGCTTGGAGGGCATTCAATGATGACGGAACTTCTGATGCAACAGTAGACCCTGCAAAAGATGATGTTACATTTAAAGAACTTAAATTTAGTGCAAGTGATTTGCCAGAGTTTACTGCGTTTCAATTGAAAGTTGTTTTAACTGGAAC